CGAACCACCGGCAGCAGAAGTCTACGACTTTCCCGATTGCCATAGTTGCCTCCTATGGGTGTTTCAGTTCTTTGGCCTTTACGAGCTTCACAATCGCCAGTGATGTTTCACGTGACATATCCGGCGAGTCAGTTGCGCAGCCCGAGAGCAGCAACAGCGCAAGGAGCAGCCTCACGCGGCCACCGCTGGCTGCTGGATCATGCCGGCCTGCTGGAGAGCCATCGAGGCATCGGCCACGCTCTTGCCAACCTCTGCCCCGCCCTGAAGCGCTGTGGCCGCCTGTGTGAGGCCATCCACCGTGCTCTGTTGGTCCTGGGCGTCCTGCTGCGTCTGTTCGTCGTTGAACCAGTCGGCAGGCGCCTGCGTGCCGCGCACGGCGTCCTTGGTGGCCTTCTTCCAGTCGATGAGCGTTGCCACCGACTTGTCGATCTGTGCACCGCCGGCAACGAGTTGGAGCGATTCCTGGAACGCCTGGACGTTCTGCCTGCCCTCAGCGGTATTCAGCGGGCCTTCGAAGGTAAACGTCACATCCCTGTCGCTCAGCGCCTTGGGCATCTCATCGATGTTGAAGGCGTTGTTCCTGATTGCCATCTGGAATCCGATGTCCAGCAGCGGGAGATGGTATTCGCTCTCGATGGGGCCTGTGAATGGCAGGATGGCCCGGCGATACTCCTCAAGCCTGGCTTGCGTCTCGAATGCGGTCTTCTCCTGCGGCGGCAGCGTGATCTTGTTGAGCAGGAACGCTTCCGCAATGAGATTGCGCACGTCCTGCTTCATCTCCATGCCGAAGCTCAGGCCGCTCGACGGCTGCTCGGTGAAGATGGCATCTTGAATCTTCTGGTCCGCCTCCAGATCTACATAGGTCATGCCGCCCGCATACCGGTTCACGGCATCGCGGAAGATTTCCCCGCGTGCGAACATCGGAGCGTCCACGGCCTTTTCGCCCTGCTCCAGAAGGATGCGAGCGAGCGATTGCAGCATCCGCCCATCGGGAAGTGCATTGATCGTGGCCGGGCTGAATGCCTGCGGGAAGCTCGATACCGTGCGCCATCTCGGAATGACGTAGTTGAAGACCGGCAGCGGGCCTTCGCTCAGAACGGCTTCATGCTCACAGTCGATGTAGAGCGAGCAATACGGATTGTCCTTGTACTGGCGCCGCTTGGCCTTGTCGTCGCCATAGATTTCCTCGAATGGCAGGACGATATGGCGGACCTTGAATTCCTGAGCCGGGTTCTTCTTCGCCGCCTCTGTAATGTCACGGTGCAGGTTCTTGGCCCAAGCCCTGCGCATCACCATGTTGCGCGCCGTCATGGGCATGTTGCGCTGGTTGTGATCGATCTTGCCGACCGCGTTCACCATCCAGGCGCAATCTTTCGGATGCCAGGTCCGAAACAGGAAATGCGTGCGATCCGGGCTTTCCTCTACTGAGAGAACGGGATTGCCGAACGCCACCCAATCGTGGTCCGCCTCATTGGTGGCGCGGACGAAATTCGCCCTGCGATCATACACCAGCCTGCGATAGTGATTGGTGGCATATTCCAGCCAGCGAGCATTGGCCGGGTCCTCGTCAACCTCGTCATAGCCCGTCTGGACCTTGAACCACTCGCCCTGCCTGAGCAAAGCTCCGATGGTGTTGCCGAGTGTTTCTCGCGCCTGGACCGGATAGGACTCCATCAGGTCGGTTACGAAGTCATCTCCGAGCGTGAGAGAGCGCGTGAAGTCGGATCGCATCGGGTAGAAATTCTCGCTGATTTCCTGGCACAGCGAATCCCACTGCTCTTTCTGCTTGAACAGCTTGTCGCCGATCGTGACCAGTTCCTTCGCGCGAGTGTCCATAGATTAGCCGGCCTGACCCAGCAAACTATTCGCATAGCTCGTAGTGCCGGCATCCGAGCCCGTAGCGCCCTGACGGCGCGAGAGCATCGTGGATGCTCTGCCCGTGCGCGCAGCGATCTGCTGGCGCTGGCGAAGGTCGGCAGCTCGCGCTTGTGCGTCATCGGGCACAGGCATTGGCGTGGGCGGTTCAGGCTTTGGCTTCTTGCCGAATAGAGCGCTCATTCAGGCTCTCCGTCGTTTCATGTTGGAATGGCCCAGCGTCACGACTGGCGTGCGCCGTCCGGTGATGCCGTAGTCGGGTTTCGTCATTGCCGGGAACAGCGATGCCAATCCCCAGATCATGGCGTCGGCCCTATCCGGCGACCGAGAGCCGACATATCCCGCTGTTGTCATGGCGCAGAGCTGGTCTTCCAAGTCAGGGAACAGCCCGACGAGCGAAACCTTCTGCTGTTCGAACAGGGCTGCAATGGGCTCCGCGCGTACCACCTTGCCCCGGCTGGCTTTCACCGCGCGATAAGCTATCGGTATCCCTTGCTTTGCCCCTGCCGAGCGGACAATCTCAGCTACCATCGCGCCGCCGAAGTTCTCTTCCGCAACGATGGCGTCGGCCTCATGCCTCACGAAAGCAGAAACAGCCGCCTCGCCCCATTGGGCCGGCGCCATACGGCCCGACAAGTCTTCAAGCACATAGCCGCGCCCGTCACGTCCGAGCCCGCAGACAACCAGGCCAACCTCATCGGAGCGCTTGTCCTCTTCACCCGCAACGCCGGAGGGATCGACAGCCACCACGACACGCGCCATCTCTGGCACTTCACCATCGACAATGCGCTGCTGATCCAGCAATTCCAGCGTCCACAGCGCCGTATCGGATGCATCCGCGAACTGCCCCAGGAAGAAGCGGCGGCGCATCGACTCCGACATCGCCTGCAATTCTTCCAGATATCGCTGGTCCAGATTGGCCGCATTGTCCTGCGGATTCATCAGAAGAGCCGCGAAGTTGGATGGATTGGCTACAGGTGTGCGCCTGTCAGGGTCTCGCTTTTCGACAAAGAGCCGATATGTCCAGTGCGCCATACCTGGCGGATTGCAATCATAATAGGCTTTGAGCCGGAGCGGCGTCTTCTGTGCTAGGCGAGTGACCGCCATGTTGCGCGAGGCCCAAGGGATTTGCGAACACTCGTTGAGGTAGAGTGTCGCGTATTCGTTGCCCAGGATCTTCTCGACGCGCTCCTTCTCATCGAGGCCGCCAAACCAGATTTCCGAGCCGTTCGGCAACGAATAGAACCAGTCCGTCTTGTCCAGCTTGCTCTTATCCCCCACCCCAGGGAAACAAAGCTCCATGACCTTGGGCAGGGTGTCGTAGACGATGGACGCCTTGATGTGATTGAACCGATACCTCAGGATCGCGTGGCGGCTCTTGTGAGCCAACGCCCTGATCAGAATGGCGCGGATGAAACCGAATGTCTTCCCTGATCGCGATCCTCCATACGCCATGATATGGGTGGCATCGGAGGCGATCAGATTAAGCTGCATCTCCTGTTTCGGCGTGAGTTTGAACGTCACAGGATGGCGGCGTCCTTGGATTCGATGATGATCTGTATGGGACCACCATCAGGGCCGGTGTGCTCCTGCTTGTCCCGCCAATCCTCGCCGGCAGCATTCTTGAGCGCGAAGATGGTGGAGGTGACGATTGGACTAGCTTCGGCTTTGAGCAATCGTCGCTCGAGGAATAGCTGCCGCTTCGACCTGGCAAGCTTTATAGTGTCCGCAAATCCGGGGTGATTGGCTTCCCAATCATATACCCGTTGGCGGTGAATGCCGAGTTCAGCAGCCGCAGCGGCGAGAGAAAGTCCCTCTGCCATGAGCTGAAGGATTTCCTCGCCATACTGCGGTTTGAAGTCGGTAGGCCTTCCTACGGTCAAGCTTGTTGCCTCCAAGCTATGATCAGGCGTTGGTGAGAGCGGCCGAGATGATCATGCGGCCCGTGGGGAGGACCAGCCCGAGATACGCGGCCTCAGTGCCGGTGTCCGTCCAGGTGAGCGCGATGACGCCAGCCGTGGTCGAGATGGCCGTGAAGCGCTTTTTCGCGACGATGGTCTGAAGCTTGCCTGATGCGCCGATGGCAATGCCCGTCGAGCCGCCAGTTGCCACGAAATCGGTGCCGCTTGCATTGAGCAGCATAACGATGTCCACGACTTCCGCGTAGTCGATCGCGTTGCCGTGAATGTCCTTGAGCTGGATCGTGATGGCGCGAACGTCGGTGACTTCCGCCGCTACCGTGATCGATGCATCGGCACACTTGGGGGTGATGTCCGTCACGCCGGAGGGCGTCTGGGTGGCGATCTGACCGTACGCGCCGAGACCAAGGCGCTTGCCGAGAATGGATTTGAAACCGCGAGGCTGAGTGGTCATTGTCGATTGTCCTTTGCTGATTGACCAACGAGAAAAGCCCGCACGAGGCGGGCCAGGCTAACCGCTCTTTGGCGGGATCTTTTAGGATTTCAGATCGGCGGGAATGACGGCCCACTCGATAGCACCAGAATGCGCCGTCACATTGAGGCGGATGGTGGTCATCGCAGGCGATTCCCAAACGTTGGAATAGTCGGCGGTGATGCCTGTCACGACCTTGATCCAACTGCCGGAAGGCATCTTCTCCTCGATGTCTACGGAGCCAGTGCCGAAGTCCATCTTGATCGCGAAACGATAATTCGGCCCGACCGCAGTCAGGGCGCCAGTACCGCTTGTGGTTCCTGTGGCCATTTATGGCGCTCCTGTTTCGAGTCCTTTTGAGGGGAGGTTGCCGGGGGATGGATTACTCAACCAGCAGAATTCTCTGGATACCCATGAGCGTA